TATCAAAATGGAATGCACAATACATGCAGAACCCAACTTCAGAAGAAGGTGCATTAATAAAACGTGAGTGGTGGAAACCGTGGGAAGATGAGGACCTGCCTCCACTAGAACATATAATACAATCTTACGATACAGCTTTTATGAAAAAACAAACTGCAGACTTTAGTGCAATAACCACATGGGGAGTTTTTCGTCCATCAGAAGACGATCCACCAAATTTAATTCTAGTTGACATGATAAAAGGTCGATACGAATTTCCAGAGCTTCGTAGGATAGCGCTTGAACAATATGGCTACTGGAATCCAGAAACAGTTATCATTGAAGGTAAGGCATCTGGACTGCCACTAACTTATGAGTTGCGTAAGATGGGGATACCTGTTATAAATTTTACACCTAGTAAAGGCAACGATAAGCACACTAGGGTTAACGCAGTTTCTCCGATGTTTGAATCGGGACTGATATGGGCGCCCAAAGAAATGGAATTTGCACAGGAAGTAATTGAAGAATGTGCTGCTTTTCCTTACGGAGATCATGACGACTTAGTCGATTCCATGACCCAAGCGTTAATGAGATTTAGACAAGGTGGGTTGATTTCTCACCCTGAAGACTATATAGATGAACCTATAGTTCAAAAACAAAGGACGTATTACTAATGGAAGAATTTGAGACTTACGAAGATGTGATTGATTCTTATAACTCTGGTGTAGGAGTCGAGCCAGGAGAGTCCTTGACGGACTACATTAAAAGGAATAATATAAAAATTAAAGAAATCGAAATGGATCCGATAGGCGATCTTGAAAAGATTTTACGTAAAGGAAGTAAACCTATGGAAAAAGAAGGCGTCATGCAACTGGCATCAGGCGACATGGATATTAGAATCGAAGAAGTCGTCAAAGAATTTATTAAAAGAAATGGTAGAAGACCAAGATCTCTAGAAGAGATAAAAGAATTTTACATGCAAGAAATGATGTCTGGTGGTGGAGCTAAATCCAACAGAGAAAATGTAATGTTGGCTGCATACGAGCCAGGTAAATATGATCCCGAAGAAATTGAAATGTATGAAAATTACAAGTACGACATGAATGAGCAAAAACCTGGAATGCCTATCATGGAGATAGATGATTTTTTAAGATTAGAAAGAGGACAAGCTTCAGTAGATTTAGCCCGTGGAGGATTAGCCGGAATACTAGGAGCTTAACATGAAAATCGCTGATTACGGGAAGGCGATAACTTCGTACATCGAATCACCTACAATTGCCCAAAAATTAAAATCAAAAGAATCTGCAGAAAATTTATTAGCTGAAGTAGATTTTTCAGGGATGACTGGTCCTCAGTTAAAAATATTATACGAAAAATATACAGGTGTTGGAGCACCAAAAGATCCTAAAGAATTAATAATAGAATTAAAAAGATTAATGAAAAATCTTGATCAAGATGGCGTGCCTTTTGCAACAGGTGGCCGTGTGCATTTAGCAGATGGCTCAGAAGATATTGTAGAGCCACCAAAATCTATGCAGGTAGATACAACTACAAAAGGTCCAGATCTTTTTACAATAGACAAGTTTAAAGACAAAGCTGAGATATACATCTTAGCTTTAAATAATAGAGCAATACCCTTAGAGGATATAAAATCTGCATTAAATAAATTTACGAAACAAGGACTCAACGATGGCACGTTTACTGTAGATGAAGCAATCAAAGTTGTACAAAATTTAAAATTTGAAGTTCAAGACAGAGCACAGAAACAGAGATTACGTGATGTGATTATTGAAGGCACAGGAACTGTGAAGCGTGAAGATTTTGCTATAGGGGGTGGCGCTTTTGAAGGCAAAGATCTAGGATCAAGAGAGGGTTTTTCTGAATTGTATGGACCTAATATTAGACAATCATCAACAGGAGCTAATACTTTTGAAGTTACATTAAACAGAGGTGGTAAAAATTATTATAAGAGTTTTAAATTTGAGGATTATGGAGGAAAAGAAAAAGCTTTAAAAGCAGCTACTGAATTCAGAGATTCTGTAAAAAATCTTCCAAAAGCAACAGGTAAAGAAGCTAAAGGGCGACCACTTGGTTTTCAAGTAGAAACAGGACAAGCAGCTGAAATTAGAAGAATATTAAATCAATTTATAGCAGAAGGTAAAACTTCTTTTTCTAATGACGATGTGAGAAAATTAGCTGACAAAAATTTATTTGATACAGATAGAAGTCTTGTAACTTCAATAGACAGAGTAAAAAAAGAGACACCATTTAAAGATTTAACTTTTTTAGACGCTAGATCTCAAAAAAGTAAAGCAGATTATTATACAGATCCTAACATAAAAAAAATAATAAAAGAAAATTACAGAATATTAAAACAAGATAACCTTGCAAAATTAGTTTTTCCAGATCTACCTCTTACTACATCTAAAAGTAGACTAGGTATTATTTTATCAGACATGGCAGATAAAGGTGAAATAGAAAGATTAGCAGTAGGAGAAGCATCTGAGGAAAGATTAGGAGATTTTGACCCTGCTCCAGAGGCAGTAAAAAAAGCTAAAATTGGTAAAAAAAGAAGAAAGAAGATAGATATTTTAGGTGGTAAAGATTACGAAAAAGAACTTTATGAGTTTAAAAAAGAAGTTCAAAAACAATTAGGTTTAGACAAAGTTAAAGGTGGAAGGTATGATCCAATCGACATGGGTCATCAATCTAGTATGACACAATTAAAAGCATTAAAGCAAAGATTAAAACCTGAAGATTTAAACCCTCAATTTTATAAAGCAAATCAATTTGGTATTACAAAATATCAAGGAGGAGTAAAAACTTTGGAAAGCGCATTAGATAAAAAATTTTATCCGGCACAAAAAAAATTATACAAACAAGCTCAAAAATTTATTAATGCCGGTAAAGAAGTTCCGGCAGATTTACAAAATAAAATTATAAAATCGAATGAAGACATACAAAAATTTATAGATAAGACAGTTAAGCAATATCCTTTATTAAAAGGTAGAGTTAATCCAATTACTATAGATCCTATTAATTTAAATGTAAAAAGAGGAGACAATGTTTTTAGACAACTTGGTATAGGTTTAGTAGATAAAGATTTAGGTAATATTAAAACAGGAAGCATAGATGATTTAACCATTAAAGCTAACCTAGCTGAACAAACTTTGAAAGAGGCAATTGATGCAGGTTTAATCGATGAATCTACTGGACGAGAAAAACTAAATAAATTTTTAAATGTTAGAAATCCAAAAATAGAAGAACTATTAAAAATAAAGGGCGTAACTACAGCTGATCAAGCACCTGAACCTGAAGCAACTAAAACAAGAAAATTATTTGAAGGATTTGGTGAAAGAATAAAATCTGGAGCTTCTGATCTTAAAAGCAAGATGGATTCCTCTAAGTTTTTAACAAGTAAAATACCTGGAGGCGCAGTAGCGTTAGCCCCTGTAGATTTTGCATTAGCAATGTTAGGTGGCGCTCCAGTAGCAGACGCAGCTGCAAGTGCAGGCTCTTATCTTTTAAAAGATCCTTATTTAGGTAAAGCTGTTAACATACCCATAGCTCTTAGAGAAATTGCAAGCTACAATGATGCTGAAGAAATGTTAGCAAAAGCAGCAGCAAGACAAGAAGGTCTTAAATCTATGCTAGAAAGTATTCCATCTAGATTTAAAGAAACTATTAATCAAGCTAAAGGTGTAGAAGATGAAACAGAAGAATTCGTACCCTAAAACCTGGCTCCTGCCGCCTGAGTCAGGACCCACGCCTCAAGGGTTGAATATTAATTATAATACTGTTAAAACAGTCAAGTTGGAGAAAATAAAAAATGGCAGACAAAATAGACAAGTCCCTAACTCAAGGTCCAAGGGGCTCGGTTCAAGTACCGGGTGAAGAAGAAATTAGTGAAGCAGTAGAAACTTCTGTTGAAGCACAGGAACAAGCACCAGGACCAGTTGAGATAGAAGAACAGGAAGATGGATCAGTAGAAATAGATTTTGATCCTAACGCTGCATCACCAGAAGGTGGTGACGAGCACTACGCAAACTTAGCAGAATTTTTACCAGACGAAATATTAAACGAATTAGGAAGTGACCTTACCGGTAAGTATAACGAGTATAACGCATCAAGAAAAGATTGGGAACAATCATACACAAAAGGTTTAGATCTTTTAGGATTTAAATACGATATGCGAACAGAACCGTTTCAAGGAGCAAGTGGTGCAACTCACCCAGTTCTTGCAGAAGCAGTTACACAGTTTCAAGCTTTAGCTTACAAAGAATTATTACCAGCCAACGGACCAGTTAGAACACAAGTCGTTGGTGCACCTAATCAAGAAAAATCACAACAGGCAGAACGTGTTAAAGATTACATGAATTACGAGCTCATGGAAAGAATGCCTGACTATGAGCCCGACTTTGATTCCTTGCTCTTTTATCTCCCTCTTGCAGGTTCAGCATTTAAAAAAGTTTATTATGATGAACTTGAACAAAGAGCAGTATCAAAGTTTGTACCGGCAGATGATTTGATTGTCCCGTACTCAGCTACCTCATTAGAAGATGCGGAGGCAGTCATTCACCGGTTAAAAGTTTCTAAAAACGATTTACGAAAACAACAGGTTGCAGGTTTCTATAGAGACATAGAACTTGGTACACCAGGTTACGAAGAAAACGATGTAGAGAAAAAAGAAAGAGAACTTGAAGGACAAAGAAAATCTCAAG